TCCATATGGCGTATTGCAAGAGCACGGTAGATGGTTTCTTCTGCACCTTCTTTTAGTTTTCCTTTAGATGTTTGTACTGGTGTCCAAGTTCGTTTCCGGGACAGTAGTTTTATATAGGGATTCATTGTTGACAGTCACAAGCTATTTCGTCTGGTTTATTACTCATAATATCTGCCAAGTAATTTTCAACGTCAGCATCTTCCAGTGCTGCGTAAGCATCTGTCTTATCCTGTGTATCTCCCATTACTTGCAGGGCATAATATAAAGAAGTCTGTGGACTGAGTAACCACTCTTCTATAAATGCCTCATCGTAAGTCACCATGTCACTCCAACTGTTGAAGCTATAGCCATGAAGCAATCCTGTTCGTTCTAGCATAATCATTATCTGATCTGCTACTAACTTATAACTCTCCCATCCTACCTCGGATGCGATCTCTACGTTTCCATAGTTGACTTGCTCAACACCAAACTCTCCTGAATCTCTGTCAACAATGCGACTGATTGGAGGAGCTATCTCTGGTGTAGAAGTAAAACCGTCAACGTCTCTACTTCTGTAAGAACAACTAGCGGTTGGAGCAATAGCAAATGCCCGTTCCATGTGGTTCTCACGTGCTAGGTTAGCTGCTTCTTGTATGCCGAGAAAGAGCTCGCGTGCAGCTAATCCCGCGTAACCTTCGTAAGGCTCAGCATTGTTACATGCTTCAAGTGCCTTACCAAACTCGGCATATGTAATTTTGTTGTGGGCTAGAAAGTTGGCTAAGCCAAGCATTCCTAATCCTACCTGTCTGTCTACTTTCGGTTTAAGGTACTCTCCAGACTCTCCAACACCTGTCCTCCCATGGAGACTGCACAACTCGGACATACCTTTACGGAAAGCCGGGCGTAAGTCGCCGATGCGACAGGCACCGAGATTGATATGTTGGAGTAAGCATGTGCCTCGTGAGGGCAAGTAAACCTCAAGACAGACGTTTCCTCTGATCCTGTTGCCATATCTGTCATGTTTTATTTTGTTGAGCCAAATGTCTCCTCTTGCAATGCCTCTAAGTATTGCTTCCTTTGTTGAAGTTTCTGTATCACGCCAGAGCCCTGTGGTGAGGTTAACACATCGTTTAACCCATGGGAGTTCGGCTCTTTCTGCTTGCACGAACTCAAGAATATCGGGGTGGTTAATATCAAGATGGAGGACAACAGCACCGTTACGGTACGTACCTCCGCGCCTAAGAATTTCATTTAATGTTGAGTAGATTTTTCCGAATGAGACTGGTCCACTCGCAACGAGTGAATCAGGTCCTTTATTAGTTGTTGTTCCTTTGGGTCTAAGTTCCGACAGGTGGACTGCGACTCCTGCTCCATATCTAAGAGCATGCGACACAAATCTCCAGCTTGCTTCGATTCCATCGGTGCCTTCCATACTATCCTGCACGTTAAATATTGTGCAGCTTACGGGTAGACGATTAGTTGGATTATCAATCCATTGCTGGACTCGACCAGTCCTAGCAATCTGATTTGGTTCTATTTTCGATTTCATTGAGTAAATAATGGGCAGCTTTTTTTAAGTCTTTTAAATCGTTGTCTTTATATCCTGCTCTACATACATATTTGATTACGTTTCCAAGGTGATAGTTCAAGGATTGATCTCTTATAAAATCCCATACTTCTATGTTCCCTCTCTGGTAGTAATCAGGACCTTCGCTTTTTTGCTTCATTTAACAACGGGTAGATTAGATTGTTTAATTTAAAAACCTGTTCTTGCAACTTTAAATACAGCTCCATCATTGTCTCTTTATCTATTTCATACAGAGCTAACTGTATCTCCCTCATTTGTAGGTCTTGATGGAGAGTCAATTTTGTAGTCTGGAATGGGTTGCCAGAGGATTGGTTCTTTTCTTTCATGGTCGTAGTCGTCAGTAGTTAAGATTCGTGCAAGTCTCGCGTTGATTAACGCATCATTTTCAGTCAGTTCTTTTTCTACGAAAGTTTCAACGACTGCTTTCCATGTGTATCCTTTTTCTTCAAAGATTTTCTCTGCTTTTTTAATACCAATTCCGGGAACGCCTGCGTAACCATCAGTGTTATCGCCTGCCATTGCCTGAATCAGATGCCATCTTGCTCCTTCTTCTGGAGTGATGTCTACAGTTTCTTTAAAGTCATATAGTTTACCGGGAATCTGTCTCATATCTTTATCAGGAGAGACGATTATGTTTCCGGGATATTTTGTAGCATAGATTCCTATAGAATCATCGGCTTCGAGTGTATCTTTGAGGATAACTCTGTATTCTTTTTTAAGTTCCTGTATGACACGTTTAAATCCACAGGGCTTTTTTCGTTGTCGATGACCCTTGTATTCGGGCAGAATTTTTTTCCTAAAATTATTAGGACTTGTAAAAAACAATATTAATTCATCATCAAACGATCCTAGTTCATTCTGGATTCTATCTAAGTCTCTTTTGACACATTTCATAGCATCAGAAAAGTTAGAAGTAACAACTATAACGTCATCACCAAAATCCATTTCGGTTTCTGCTGCTGCACAGCATTTGTAGACTATATAGTCGCAATCAATTAATAATTTCATATTTTAATGTACGTCAGCCCATGTTTTGCCTTGCTTTGCTTCGGCAGCGATAGGACAACGTAAATCGTAGTATTCGCCAGCTAGTTCTGCTGCTTTTTCTAGAAGATTCATTAAATTTGTAGCATCTTCTTCTGGTGTTTCATACTGCAATTCGTCGTGTACGAATGCTAGTTGATGTGTGTGAGGATTATGTATAGCATCGTTAGCTATTACCATCCAACGCTTTGCAACAATTCCTGCTGAGCATTGTAGTAAATAGTTTAATGCTTTGTGCGGTGAATCGACCAGCACCCTTCGTCCGTCACATGCCAAGAGGTAACCAGCAGTAGCCTTATTTGCAACCGCTCCAAGTAAGTCGGACAATCCTTCGATTGCAGATACGTAAGCCTCTCTAATCTCTTGTCCTTTTTTACGGGCTTCCTTGGGTTGTAGAGTGTTATCATAACTCATACCTAATTTTTCATTTCCAGCACCATACAAGAAGGCATATGTAACGGTCTTGACTTGGCGTCTGGTGATTCCTATTTTATCTGCATTTACTTGGTGGATATCATCATTAAGTAAAATATCGGCGTATCGACCTCCGTCAAATCTGCCAAGATAGTGGGCAAGCATTCGTAATTCGATTCCGCTTAAATCTGCTCCCACCATTATATGCCTTGGACTGGCAGTAAATAGTTCTCTAAATTCCCTATCAGCAGGCACCTGTGCTAAATTCGGTTTTCTATGAGCACATCTAAATGTGTTAGTAGATACCGAACAGTTATGGTGTATCCTGCCTTTAATCGTAACAAGCTTGTTCCATGCGTTCACGCCTTCGGATATCATTCCAAGCTTCTTCTTTATCGTCAAACATTTCGCACATGCTCTGGAGAAGGGAATATCTATCTCCGTCAATGTAGTCTCGTCTATAATTGGTTTCCCAGTCGTGGTGGTCTTGCTCAATTTGACTTTGAAATGAGTCTTCAGAATCCATGCTATATGGTCTCGTGATGTTGGGTTAAACTCCTTTATTCGTTGTATTTCACATCCTTCTCTGTATCCTTGTGTTGCGTTATCTCGTTTAGGAGTGAACAACGATCCTGCAACGTAAGGGAATTGTCCTCGAAGTATTGTAATAGTTTCTTCCATCTCTCGCCGGAGAGATGACTCAAGTTGCTGAGCTTTTGATTCGTTAAATGTCCATCCATGGATTTCTTGTTCTGTAAGTATCTCTGCGACTCGGTGCTCTAACCGACACGCGTCAGATAAGGGCGGAAATGTTCGCATAATTTTGTAGTTACTTTAACGTCTTGTACCATGTAGTCTTGCATCTCTTGACTCCACTCTTGCCAGTCAGAGTTTTTACCAAAGTCTCCTTTGTATTCCCCTAATCTGTAGCCATATGCTTCAAGTGAATGTCTACCATATAACTGTAGTGGCATGTGTCGCCACTGTCTTTTCTTATCTATCTCCATTAGATTTGGGTGATATAAGCGAGAAAGCACAAGAGTATCAATAACTGTAGCATCAGTATGAAACCCGTCGCTAAGCTTCCGAAGGACAGCAAGGTCGTACCCAATAAGGTTGTGACCAGCAAGAGTATCAGCTTCCATAATTTGATTGATACCATCCCGTATGCTGGGCGTTTCGTCATTCTGATCGTTATATACGTATGTCTTTTCTTCTTTGGTGTCAAAGGTGGAAATGCAATGTATCTTAGAAACGTCATATAATAATCCGTTTGTTTCTATGTCAAATACCAGCACTATTTTTTACCGGTATAGGTTTTGTCCACAAACTTTGCTTTTTTCTTTGCTTGTTTTGTGGGTGGTTTTGGTTTTACCAGTTCCAGATCAGAAATCTGTACTGGGATTGAAAATTGGCTCCGTAGTTTCATCGTATTTACATGTGTCTTTATTGTATTTAAGTTGACATGCAACACCTACCTCTCCGGAGTAGCGATTCTTTAGAACCCGTAAGATCGTTTGGTCTACAGCTTCAGTTTGTTGGTTTCTTTCGAGTCCCCATACTTCATCTGCAAGCTGAGATATTGCAGCAGATCCTCTAAGTTGTCCTAGAGTTACGCGTGCTCCTTCTTCGTGGTTTTTGTCTGTCTGTGTTCTACGTAGATGTGATACTAAGAATAGTTTTATTCCAGTTCTTTCAACTAAGCTACGTAGTTTAGTCATGGTGTTATCTATCATCTTCCTTTCGTCACCATCTAGTCCAGATATAAGTATGGATAAGTGGTCAAGAAAGATTATTTTTGCTTCGAGTGCGAGTGCCATATATTCAATACGACTGTAAATAATATCAGGGTCAGCACTGCCGAAGTGGTCATAAAGGAAGAGACGCCAGTTTTTGAGAGTCGCATCGTAAGCTGTTACTAATGTTTCCTTGGTATGTTCGCCAAGATGTAAAGCTTGACCTACAGCTACAGACATAAGTCCGAGTGCTGTTCTTCTGTTCGACTCTTCTAAAGCAATGTAGCCTACAGGTTCGTCCTTGTCTAAGAAATGAGTTGCCAACTGCCTTGTCAGCGTTGACTTGCCCTGACCTGTGCCTGCACTGATAACAGTGAGCTCTCCGTATCTGCATCCATGTGTTAGTCTTTGCAAGCCAGCAAAGGGATAC